CAAGATGTTCTTTTAGATTTTCCAATGGTAGAAACAACATTAGATGAAATTAGTCGTTTAGATTACGTTAAACTTTGGAAATGGCTTAAAAAAGTAAAAACTAAAGTTACTCCTAAAATATATAAATCAATTGAAAAAGTAGTACAAATGTCTATTATTGATCCGTTAGAAACTTCAGATTCAATTATTGATTTTATTATGAAACGTTATCCGTTAGCTGAATTAGGTATTGCAGAAAATATACATGAAGCTGAGCATCACGGTAAAAAAGTAGATTTAAATTCTCCAAAACGCGGCGGGTCAAAGAAATTTTATGTATATGTAAAATCTAATGCTGGTAATGTAAAAAAGATTTCTTTTGGAGATACTACGGGATTAACTTCAAAAATTAAAGATGCAAAAGCTCGTAAAGCATTTGCAGCACGGCATCAATGTGACAAGAAAAAAGATAAAACTAAAGCAGGATATTGGGCTTGCAATTTGCCTAGATATTGGGATAAATTAGGCGGCGGAACTAAAATAAACGGTTATTGGTAATATGAAACCTTATACACAAATAATTAATGGAAATAAAATTCTTCGTGAATTTGCTCATGATACCGATTCTCATGAATTAGTATGGCACCGAGATAAAAAGGATCGTATAGTTCGTGTATTAGAGGGAAATGGATGGAAATTTCAATTAGATAACATGTTACCTATATTATTACATGAAGGCCAAGAGATATTTATTCCTAAAGAAACGTTTCATAGAGTTATAAAAGGAACAAATACACTTAAAATAGAAATAACAGAAAAGGATTAAAATGAATTATAAAGATCAAAATTATTATAAAAAATTTCAAAAATTTATTAATGAAGATTCTACGGACGATAAATTAGATAATTTATCTAAAGAATTTGATAATGGAAATATAACGGGATATGTAAATAAATTACAGCAATATTTATCAGATCCAAAAGTAGCAGCAGTTATAAAAGCGGGTCATACGGATGATAAAGGTCCTAGTGACGAAGCATTAAAATCTTCAGGCGGGTCAGTCATAGCTTCGGCGTTAAAACCTACTCAAAATGAAGTAGGGGCTGCTGAAAGTTTAAAAAATATATGTAACGATAAATATGGTTCATTAGATAGTTTTTTAAAGGGAAATGCAGATCTTAAAGATCCGATTATTACATATAATGGTCAATGGATATTAGACGGTCATCATAGATGGTCAAATTTATGCAGCTAATCCGGATTGTAAAATACCTGTTTTAGATATTAAAGGAAAATTAACTCCGCCGCAAATATTAATGGCAGTCCATACTGCAATAGCTGCAAAAACAGGAAAAGATGATACAAAGAGCGCTAATTTAGCTGCAGGTAATCTTTTAGCATTTTCAAAAGATCAGGCTATGAAATATGTTAAAGAAAATTTAACGGATAACGCTCGTGCAGTTTGGAAAGCTAATGGATATGCAGATGACAATGCAATTGCAAATCGAATTGGTGATAATGTAGAACAAATGATATCAAAAAATGGACCAGAAAGTTGGGCACCTGATCGTAGCGTAATGCCACAACCAGGAGATAATGGAGCTGACGATTTTAATAAAGTATTAGCGACTGGCGTTGCAAATTTTAACGATCCAAAAAAATCAGATGCAAAAGAATCTAAAATACAAAAACGTTTAGATAATTACTTGAAAGAAAGTATTATAAAAGCAAGTAAATAATATATAAATGGCTCTTATTGCAAAATTTGAGCCATTTTTACTGGACCTATATTTATAATAAAGAAATACTATGCCTTTAATTAAACCAGTATTAGAAGCACAAATATTTTCTGCATTACAGGAATTATTTAATAATACTTCAGATCCTCCCATAGTAGCACAAAAAAAGATTGCAACTAAATTAGCGAATGCAATTGATGCGTATATTAAATCTGCTACAATAATCGTACCTCCGGGTCAAGTTATACAAGGTGTTAATGCTCCGGGTCAAGTAATAGCCGGTGCCGGAGGAGGACCTGCTCCTGTCGTTGGAGCTACTACAACTCCTGGAACGGTTGCTGGTGCGACATCTGCTCCATCACCTCCTGCTCAAATATCATAATTTATGGAAGGAAAAACATTAAAAGAAATAATACGTAGCGAATATACAAAATGTGCAGCTGATCCTGTATATTTTATGCGAAAGTATTGTTATATACAACATCCGAAAAAAGGAAAAATACTTTTTCATTTATATCCTTTTCAAGAAAATTCATTATCAGCTCTTAAGAATTTTGATTATAATATCATTCTTAAGTCTCGTCAGTTAGGTATATCTACATTAACTGCGGGATATGCTTTATGGTTAATGACATTTCATCAGGATAAAAATATTTTAGTTATTGCTACGACTCAAGAAGTAGCAAAAAACTTAGTAACTAAAGTAAGGGTCATGTATGAAAATTTACCTTCGTGGTTAAAACCAGTAGCAATTGAAGATAATAAATTATCATTACGATTTAAAAATGGTTCGCAAATTAAAGCAGTATCTAGTGCAAGCACATCCGGTCGTTCAGAAGCATTATCTCTTTTGATTATTGACGAGGCTGCCTTTATTGATAGAATTGAAGAAATTTGGGGTTCTGCTCAACAAACATTAGCAACCGGTGGTCAAGCTATAATTTTATCTACACCTAACGGTACTGGTAACTTTTTCCATAAAACATGGGTAGGTGCTGAAGAAAAAACTAATCCATTTAATACTATTAAATTGCATTGGACGGTACATCCTGAGCGAAATGAATCTTGGAGAAAAAGACAAGATGAATTGTTAGGACCACGTATGGCGGCACAAGAATGTGATTGCGATTTTGTATCATCCGGAGCTACGGTTATTGACGGTCCTATATTAAAATGGTATGATGAGACTTACGTAAAAGATCCTGAAAGCCGTAGAGGATTTGACGGAAATTTATGGATATGGAATTATCCAGATTACAGTAAAACATACGTAGTAGTAGCTGACGTTGCTCGTGGAGATAGTTCTGATTATTCTGCTTTTCATGTATTAGATGTTACTACAATGGAACAAGTAGCAGAATATAAGGGACAATTATCAACAAAAGATTATGGTAATATGTTAGTAGGAATTGCAACGGAATATAACGATGCAATGCTTGTAATTGAAAATGCTAATATTGGTTGGGCTGCTATTCAGCAAGTATTAGATAGGGGTTACAAAAATCTTTATTATAGTACAAGAGATACTGGGTTTGCAGAAATAAATCAGCAATTAACTAAAATGGTTGATTTAAAAGACCAATCGCAATTAGTACCTGGATTTACTACATCGGCTCGTACACGTCCATTAATTATATCCAAGCTCGAAGAATATATGCGAGAGCAAGTACCTATTATACGTAGTAAGCGCTTAATACAAGAGTTATATACCTTTATATGGAAAGGCTCTAGAGCAGAAGCCCAGGACGGATATAATGATGACTTGGTAATGTCTTTTGGAATTGCTTTATGGATACGTGATACTGCAATTAGATTAAAACAAGAAGGAATGGATTTAAATAGAAAGTCATTGGATTACATGGTAAAATATTCAGGTAATCATGGTACTGGAGTTTATAATTCTCGTAATATAGGTAGTTCTAATCCATGGCAAATGAAAACGGGTGACGGCAATGAAGATATAACATGGTTAATTAAATAATTACATATTTATATTAAAAATATATTAAATGGATACATCATTAACGGCCAGGCTTAAACGATTATTTAGCTCAAATGTAGTAATTCGTAGAGTCGGCAAACATAAATTAAAAGTAATTGATGGCGATCATATGCAGTCGGTTGGCTCTAGAACCAACACTGGATATGTTGATAGATATACAAGAATGCATGGTACACGTCAACATACGTATACCACTTATTCGCCACATCATAACTATTATAGTTCAAAATTAGAATTATATACAGAATATGAAACAATGGATATGGATTCTATTATAGCATCTACATTAGATATCTATTCTGATGAAACTGTATTAAAAGATGAACGTGGTAGTGTAATATCAATTAAAAGTGATGATGAAAATTTACAAAAAATATTAGAAAATTTATTTTTTGATATTTTAAATATAGATTTTAATTTATGGCCATGGGTTCGTAATTTAGTTAAATACGGAGACTTTTATTTAATATTAGATGTGCAAGATGAAATTGGTATTATTAACGTAACTCCTTTTTCTGCATATGAAATTATTCGCGAAGAAAATTATGATTTAAATAATCCATACGCAGTACGATTTAAGTTAATGAATTCTGGTAATAAAATATTAGAAAATTATGAAGTAGCTCATTTTCGTTTATTAAATGATTCAAACTTTTTACCGTATGGTAAATCAATGTTAGAGCCTGCTCGTAAGGTATGGAAACAGTTAACGTTGATGGAAGATGCGATGATGATACATCGTATCATGCGTGCACCGGAAAAACGTATTTTCAAAGTAGATATTGGAAATATTCCTCCTAATGAAGTTGATGGTTTTATGCAAAAAATTGTCAATCAAATGAAAAAGACTCCTTTTATGGACGATAAGTCGGGAGATTATAATCTTAAGTTTAATTTAATGAATATGCTCGAAGATTATTATTTACCGGTTCGTGGAGGACAGTCAGGTACTGAAATCGATACATTACCGGGAATGGAATATAATGGTATTGATGATATTGAATATCTTCGTAATAGAATGATGGCAGCTCTTAAAGTGCCTAAATCATTTTTAGGATATGAAGAAGGAATATCAGGTAAAGCTACATTAGCGGCAGAAGATATTCGTTTTGCTCGTACTATTGAAAGAATTCAACGTATTGTATTAAGTGAATTAACAAAGATTGCAATTATACATTTATATTCTCAAGGATATGAAGGCGCAGATTTATTGAATTTTGAATTAGATATGACTGCACCGTCAGTTATATACGAACAAGAAAAAATCGTATTATATAATTCAAAAGTAGATTTAGCAAAGAATATGCAAGATGCAAATTTAATGCCTAGAGAATGGATATATAAAAATATTTTCCAATTTTCTGATAAAGATATTGAAACGATTGGAACTCAAATGGCTGAAGATAATAAGCAGACATGGAGATTAGAAAAAATTAAATCTGACGGAGAAGATCCAATGAATCCTCCACCACCGGTTGAAGCTCCTGCTGCAGGCAGTGCAACAACAGGATC